CAACTGAATCAGTTGGCGACCGTCCAACGGAATCGTGTATGGGGTGACACGGCAGTTGTCCGCCCGATCCGAGATCTCAAGACGGCATCAGGAACACCCGTCCGCCAGGTTGGTGCGCCACCATCGGCGTTGAGGCGTCCACCAACACCACGCGCACCACGGGCCGCACCTGATGGCGACCTGGTGGACCCACAGACTAACCTGCCGGTCCGGGGTACACGTACCGCACCACCGGACATCGACGACATGGATGCTTTGGGCCAGGCGTTTGGTTCGCAAAAGCCATTGGAATATGAGGTCATTGGGAGGCGCACCGAGTTCCTCGATTCCAACACGATGTGGTTCAACAGGCCCACAGGTCTGAACGACATGGATGGTGGTTCATTGGTGGCGCGGATGATAGGCGAACAGGAAGCGTGGGCGCGTGCAGTTGGTGGTGCAGTCGAGGCGAACTATTCCGGGCTGTCACTCAAGGCCGCACACGACGTTAATCTGGCGATTGAACGCACCATCCTCCGTCACAAGATGCGCCCGCTGGACCGAATATCCACTGGCCCAGTAAATGCTGAACATCCATTTGGATCGACTACCAAGGCATACCAAATCGGCGGCAACGTCCACATCAATCTGGAAATGACGACGAATGGATCCATCCGTGGATGGTCACAGGTGGCACAAAAATCAAATCGGCGGACGCAAGATATCTTGGCGAACGCACGCCAGGAATTAACGGTGATGGAGGCGGACATCGCATCCAAGAGGGCGGTCGTTCAAGGCGACATCGAAAGGCGTCGCGCACTCATGGAACGCAATCGCGGATCGTGGTCGCCAGAGGAAATGGCGAGACAACAGGACGCACTAGATTGGGACCTGCGGATATTGGGCAACAGAGAATCCGAATGGAAACAGATGATTAAGGATCACAAGAAAACGATGGAGGATGTCCGGTCCAACCAATGGAGTATATCCAGCCACACTGAAGATCTGGGGATCAATTCGCCTACGCTCCACAATACGGTAGTCCATGAGATCGGACACTTCGCACACCGTCGTTATGGGATGTTCGATGATGTGTCCAACAAGATCGTCGCCACGAAAAGAAAGAAATATGAGTACGTGACGCGAATCAATAAACGCACGGGCAAACCTTACACAGCCAAGAAGTGGGCAGGACGATATGAGCCTCAGAAGGACGCGGGCAAGATCAGCGAATATGCGACGACCAATCATGCCGAATATTTTGCCGAGGCATGGGCGGATTACCACATCAACAATGGCGCAGGAATTACGAAAAAGATGCGCGAGTTCATCGAGGAAGTGATTGAGGCCAACGCACATTTCCCGGATCAAGTGCTTACAGATCCATTCACAGCCAACTTAGGAATACTTAATAGAGTCCGCAAACAGGGTGGCGCAGGTTTATAAATGGCAATGATTCAGGAACCAATATTTGGTAATTCGACGCAGTGCATATCGTGTTTCTGGTATGTAGGGCGAATATCAGATGGTGTCGCCTGCTATGCGTTCCCAACTGGGATTCCACCGGACATCATCGAGGGCAGATTTGACCATCGTGAACCATATCCCGACGACGCTGGAATCCTATGGCGTGAGGATCCGGGATGGGCTAGACCAATCGAATCGGAGGAATCGGAATGATTGCACAATGGGTGACAGGCGAAACCAGGCAGGTGATACGCCACAGGCGCGGTGTGGTGTGGTGTCCGTTCTGCGACCGCAGTCGGATGGACACAGGACCGGAAATGATGTGCGACGGATGCAACGCCGTATTCAAGGACGATGCCGCGGAACCTATCCAAGAATCACCACCACGTCGCAGGCGTCGGGCGACCAATGGCGACACGGAGGCGACAAACGGCGACAACGGATCCACGGAAGAAACGCCAGAAGAAGTTTCCGAGGAACCAACGGATCCCGATCCGGAATAACTCATGGAATGTTATCGGTGTATGTCCGCCGAATTGGTGCTGGCACCACTGTGGCCCGCTGAACGTGAGTCCTACAAACACGCAGGCATCATCCTGCGGTTATGTATGAATTGCGGCCTGGAACAGAATCACAGTGGACACGACGAGCCATTGACCGCACGCCAGGCATCATTGGAAGCACCGGACGCACGGCCTGATCTCTAAGATCGGTCATGCCTCAGATCTCGATTATAGGCGCGGTGCTGTTTGGTGCGGTCCGCTGAACTCATTTGTGATCCGGACTTACTCATAAAAACGGAGGTGGAATAATGCCCAACAAGAACGGGAGTGGTGGCACGGCTAGACGCGTGAACCGTGGACTGGGATACAAACCCAAGGGACGCGTCAAACCAGGTCGTCCGAAGGACAAGCGACTGCGGGAGAATAAGTCGAACAAATCCGCCTAGCACGCCAAAGATTTTTTATGTTAGAACCAATTTACCGGGAACCCACCGGGCATCAACGGGGAGGAATCATGGTCACAGAAAACACGGATCAGCCCACGGAAGATGTAGCGCAGGCCCAGCCAGCCGAGGTTGAAACGACCACGGCGGAGCCATCCACCACGCCTGTCCAGTTCACAACAGAACAACAGACGCAGATAAACAGGATGATGGCCCAGACCAAACGCGAGACACGCCAACAGTTCGCAGATTACAGCGACCTGAAAACACGTGCCGCACGTGCGGACGAACTGGAACAGGAAAAGTTGACCGACACGGAAAAGATGGAAGCAAGGGCAGTCGAGGCGGAACGTAAAGTCGCCGACGCCCAACAGCAGATCGCATCCGCGATGATTGCCTCCGAGGTCAAGATACGCGCCAGCGCAATGGGCATCGTGGATCCTGATGCGGCGTTCCTACTGCTGGACCGGACAAATGTTCGGTACGACGCCGATGGTGGTGTCAGTGGAGTGGACGACGCATTGACCAATCTCATCGAGGCCAAACCATATCTGAGGTCGAACAACAGGACGCCGAATATCAATCCAGAATCGGGACAACCTGTTGCACCCGTGAGACTGACGACGCAACAACGTGAGGCGGCAGGCTACATGGGTTTGACCGACGAGGAATACGCGCAAGGACTTTAATTTCTGATCTGCGGATAGAACGCATAAGGAGAAAATATCATGGCCGCAAATGGTTTTGAATGGCGATACAACGTGTCTGGTGGACGCCCGTTGATCCTCACTTTCTTAATGAAAGATAGTGAGACTTTCACACGTGGCGACATGATGAACATCGAATCCGGTGAGGTCGATCTGCTTGCTACTGGCGACGTTGCCGCCGCTGGTGTGTTCGTCGGTCCAGAGAATCCCAACGACGCAGTGGACGGGAAACCGGGCACTGTCAGTGGGACGGACTCGACCACCATCGTCAAGGTGATTGTCAATCCCGACGCTGTGTATGCCGACCCCAACGACACCAGCGCACGACTGGCTGGCGCGTTGCTCGATGTATCAGGATCGACAGGCGCACAGACTATCGCCGCCGCATCCAACAACGAGTTCGTGGTGGTGGAAAGGAAACGCCAGTCCTCAGACGAGACTCGCGTCCAGTTCACCGCACCGACCCACTATCTTTCCAAGGTCCAATAGGGAGGGCTAGATGCCTCTATCAAGTGGCAATTTTGCCGACCTGCTAAAGCCAGGTCTGAAAAGGATTTACGACATCGCCATGTCGCGCCCCCGGCCCATCATGGAAATGCTGTTCGGCGTCGAGTCCTCGACTCGTTTCGAGGAACAGTACCAGGGCATGGGCGCACAGGGTTTGGTTCCACCGTTCGATGGCACCGTGCCTTACAGCGATTACGATGCCGGATACCGGGTGGACATCCGCAACTATGAGTTCGCACTTGGCACGCAAGTGGAAAGGCGTTTGGTGGACGACGACCAGTACGGTCAGATCCGCCGACGCGCCCAAAGCATGGCGGACTCGTTCAACATCACCATCGAGACTGATGCCGCGAATGTGTTCATAAACGGATTCACAGACAGTGGCACCAATCGCATGGGTGCAACCACCAATGGCGCGGATGGCGTTGCGCTTCTCAGCACGGCGCATCCATATAGTCCTGCCAATACTGGCACGACGCAGGCGAACGAGGCGACGCTGGCTTTGACCATCGACAACCTCGACACGACCAGACAGGCGATGCGGAATTTCACGGACGACCAGGGACAACTGTTGGGCGTGAATCCCGACATGCTCTTGGTGCCACCGGAACTGGAACGCACCGCCACGCAGATCGTCAGTGAACGGGCCATATACGAACCCGGATCCGCACAGTACGACGTGAACATGTTCAGCGGGCGTTTCCGGCCCGTGGTGTGGGACCGCCTCACGGATTCCAATGCGTGGTTCCTCATCGACTCCACGTTGATGAAACAGCACCTGATCTGGCAATGGCGCATCCGCCCAGAGTTTGCACAGGCTGAAGATTTCGACGGACTGACTGCCAAGTTCCGCGGATATATGCGGTACGGAATCGGTTGGACCGATTGGAAGTGGATCTACGGGCAGAACCCTAGTTAATCCACAATAGGCAGGACTGGCGGATCGCCCATGTACGCAAACGCACCGGCGATCCGCTGTTCCTTAAATTAAGGAGGAATGGCGATGCCTACCAATTTCCCATCTGGCGTGAAATCCCGTGGCGTCCCGGTTGAGGGACTTGGCGGGATCGGAAGTCCACTGCTGACCACTGGCGATGTCTACCACGTAGACAGTGGCGCAGATGCCGCGGACAACGACAATGCGGCCACCAATCCCAAACAACCTGCCGCCACCATTGATGGCGCGGTTGGCAAATGTACGGCGAACAATGGCGATGTCATATTGGTTGCACCCGGTCATGCTGAGACTCTTTCAGCCGCCGCGGGAATCACATTCGACGTTGCTGGCGTGACGGTCATTGGGATGGGCGTCGGGAACTCCCGGCCCACCATCACCCTGGACACCGCCACCACCACTGACATCAACGTGACTGCCGCAGATGTCCAACTCCACAACCTGATTTTCTCGATGAATTATGCGGACATCGTTGAGGTGTTCGACCTCAGCGCGGCTGGGTTCGTGGTGAACAAATGCAGGTTCGTCGATACAGCGACCAACATGAATTTCGTTGATCTGATTAAAGGCACGACAACCGACAATCAGGCGGACCGATTGGAGTTCACCAACAACGTGGTTATCAGTCCCGATACAGGGAACAATGGAATCATTGACATCGGTGGTGACATTGCTGGCTTGGTATTCACCAATAACAGCATCCGCCTGGGTGTTGCGAACTCAGAGGCCATCATATCTGTGGCAACTGGGAAGGATGTTACTGACTGCGAGATTAGTTATAACCACATCTATAGGTTGAATACCGCAGGCGACCTGCTGATTGACAGCGACACATCTGACAATAGCGGCATCATCGCCCACAACAGGATAGGTCACGCGGATACTGCTGGCGAGGTTCTTGTGGATGCGGATGGTGTCCGTCAGTTCGACAATATCGGAACTGCAACCGATACGGCTTCTGGATACGTTCTGCCTGCCATCGACAGTTAGGAGGCTAGATGTACGGTTATCAATCGGTTTCAATCAGTAGCGGTGCCACTGATGGTGGTGCTGGTGCGTCCACCAACAACAACACGTCAGGCCATGTGGTCGTCGGTCAGATTTGTTCGATTGGGGTGACCTATAACGGGTCGCCCCCGTCCAGTACCGATGTGGTGGTCGCTACGGCTGGGAACAATGGCCCAGCCTTGACCATCCTGACGCTGACCAATGCGAACAGTGACGGCTGGTTCCATCCTCGCCATAAGATTGACGACGAGTCTGCGGCTGACGTTACTTATGACGGCACCAACGAGGTCTACGAGAAAGTCTGCGTGGCGGACAATATCAAGATCACTGTCAGCCAGGCCAACGACGACGACTCCGTTGATGTGGTCGTTGTTTATTACGCGGGTGCCTGATGGCGATTGAACGCCACATTATCAAGGTGTCCACCACGGGATCGGACGCTTCGGCCACTGGTTCCTTGGTGACGGCCCTGCCGTATTGCGAATTGCTGGCGGTGTATTGCAACTTCCATGCTGATGCACCTGCGTCCACTGACACCACGTTATCGTCGCCAGGCGATCCTGTGTCCGTCACGTTGCTGACAGTCACCAACTCTGCGACGGACGCGTGGTTCTACCCAACGCACCAACTCGACGACAGTAGCGCGTCCGCCATCACTGGCGCATACATACCTGCCATCGTCCACGGAAATCTTCTGACGGAACTGGCGGGATCGGACGCACTGACGGACGCATTGACCATGACCATATTCGTGAGGGTCTAATGGCTTTCAGTTATACGGCGGGAAGTTCCGCGGATCGAGATCGTGTCAGGTTGGAGATCGGTGACACCGATTCGGACCGGGCATTATTCCAAGACGCGGAACTGGATGATTTTCTGAGCCAGGAAGGGAACAGCATCCTGGGAACAGCGGCACGGGCCTGCGAGACTCTCGCGGTCCGGTTCGCCAGGGATTTCACGTTCTCTGCGGATGGTGCGTCGTTCCAGAAAGGTAGCGTCACCCAGATGTTCATGGCCCAGGCCAAACGTCTACGGAGGCAGGACAGGGCGACCACCGTGGTCATGCCCAGGCGTGTGGATGGATATAGCGTCTACACGGACAGCGACGAGGTGACTGGACTCAATATATTGGACTCAGGCACAGGCCAATTCGGACGGTATTCGGATGGTTAATAAACTGATCCAAACGAATGACTTGGTGTATCTACGGGATGAAACGCGGAAGTCCATGCCGGACTTAGTGGACATCCAACGAAAGACCAACGAGTCAGACAAACAAGGTGGTTTCACGGAATCGTGGGCCAACGCTTATGAACAGGTCGCCGCACGTATCGCCGCCAAAGGCGGATCCGAATCCATGACAGCGGGCCGTCAAGATCTCCAACTGGATTTCACGTTGGCGGTGGGCTATGACCAATCCGTCCTCCAAACAGATCGCATCATCCATTCCAGTGGGACATACGAGGTGCAGTCGGTGGACGATGGCAAGTCTTGGGCTATATCGAAAATATGCCAGATGCGCCGACTCTAGGATTAAAGCAGGCACGATGTCGAAACGATAAATGTAACAGCCTATTGGCCCGTGTCCGCCTACTGACGGACAGCATCGTTGAGATCAAATGTCGGCGGTGCGGACAGGTCAACACATTCGGTCCAGATCAGGTCGATGGCTTGGTGTCTGATGGTCAGGGTGGATTCGGTCCACCAACGACAATCGAATAAACGTCCCAGAGGCACTGTGATGCCCATAGAGCGTCAAGGAACGCTGGCACCGTGTATTCCCATCACGAATGTGGTGTGGAGTCCTCAATCGCTGGCGTATGACGATTGAGGATATTTTTATGCCTGACTTTAATATGAACATGCAGGTGTCGGTCCAACTGCCACGGAATTGGGATGAAGTGGAAAACAAGATCAAGATGGCGGTGGAGATCGCGGCCCGTCACGTAGAGACAGATGGGAAACGACGCATCGCTGAATGGCCCGCAGTTGATACAGGTGCAACGATGAACAGCATCAACGCACGACCTGATGGCATCGGAGGTTTGTCGTGGAAGATCGGGCCGAGTACTGAATATGCACCATTCATCGAATACGGAACTGTCTATATGAGGGCGCGACCATTTATGACGCCAGCCCTGGAATCGGAGGGACCGCGATTCGTGGAGGCCATGCGGCAGATCATAAACGAACTAGACCAAGCACCACCGGGCGCGGTCCGGTTGGCGTAGGTGATTAGATGGCGAATCTACGGGTAAATCTGGACACTGCAATGTTCGACACGTTGAACGTCGAGGCCGTCACGAATGAGGCCACGGGTGGTGTCTATAACGGGATCGCGCCGATGGGTACTGCGCCACCATATGTGGTATTCCAGGCCATGTCCAAGGTGGATGATTATTGGTCGTTCACAGGACGTGGAGGCAATGCGATATATATGGTGAAAGCCATCGACAGGAGTCCGTGGCCCAAGTCCGCGGGCGACATCGACACGCAGGTGGATACGGTCCTACAAGATGCGTCGTTGAGTATCACGGGCCACGCATTGTTGTGGTGTAGACGTGAGGAGGATATTTACCTTGCCGAAGATCAGGACGGGATCATCTACCAACACGTCGGCGGACTCTACCGGATCCGGGCCGACCAAAGTTAGATGCGTCCACCACTGGGAGATCGCCATTGCCAATGGCCCAATCAGCGAAGGTGTTTGCAAATCGTGTGGAACATCGAGGGATTTTCAGAACTCGATCTTTGCAGATATGCACCACATAACACTGGAGAAAGAGCAAAACGACAATGAACGAAACAGCAGAAGTTGGAACCGATGGCTCAACGGATGATGTTTGGTATCTGGCCTTGAG